TCCATTATCTGTCTGTTTTGGTGTGCATTTTATTACAAGTTTTGCATTGTAGTTGTACCTTTTTAACTCCTGTTGAACTTGTTCTTCTATTAACTATAATTAACTCGTCGCTACCACATTCAGGGCAGCTACCCCTATCAGCTCCGAATATAACCCCGTAATGCGTCTTAGGTTCGATGTGGTTTTTAAGTGCGTTAAATACTTGCTCTAATAACACTACATCTTTTTGGCAGTACTTAATCATTTTAGCCATAGCCACCTTGTCCTTATGCAGAACGATGTCTTTCCATAAACTATACTCGGTCTTAATCTTAGTGCCAATACCTAAATAGTCAGCTATGTAATTAAGCTTGTTGCTATTAAATCTAAACTTTTGTCTTGCTACCTTTAACGTATCAATAGTAACATAAGAAGGGAACATTTCTATCCCGTGAAACAAGCAGCGTGTTCTTATCCAAGCAAGGTCAAACTTATCGCCATTGTGTCCTATTAGTTCCGATGCAGTATTGGCTACTTCGATAAACTTTTGCAGCATCTTCTTATCGTCTTGCTTACTATCCCATTGTAAGAAGTAAACTTGTTTGTCATCTTCCCATTTATAACAAATACAAATGATTGCTCGTTCTTGTATAATGCTATCCGCAGTTATATTTAGCTTATATCCGGCACTCCAAAAGAAGCCAACATTGGGAGAGGTTTCGATGTCAAAGAATAGGCGTTTGCGTTTTGATTTTAGCATTGTTTATTTTTGGCTGAATTTATCTATTGTAGTAGTACCCATTGCAGCTATGCAAATAACCATTACGGCATCTACAAGTTTATCCGAAGGGGCAATCTCTTGATGTGTAAAGCTATTAGCTAATAAGGTAATACAAATAAATAAAGCCGATAGTAAAGCAATTACTCGCTTTGTAGACACGCTACCTCTTTCGTCTGATAATAAGTTGGCTAACCATTTCATAATATTAATTTAAGGTGTGAAGTATAATTTTGACTCAGATGCTCTACGCTTTGTAAGACCTGACAGAACTTTACCACCTGCTTTATCCCACTTAGCAAACTCTAAAGCAATAGAAGGGTCGTTAGGATTAGCGTTTACCTTCTTTAATAAAGTAGAACTCTTTAGGTTACCGATACCAGCGTTATAAGCAAAGCTTGTAAGTGCAGCAAACTGATTAGGTGTAACTACGCTTTTAATTAATGGACTTACCTTATCTGCAAATTCTTTAGCTATAATTTCAAATAATTCATTGGCTCTTTCTTGGCTAATCTTATCGCCCGGCTTAACTAAAGTCCCGTCATCATAAAAAGTATTACCATAGCCAATAGTGTTTTTTTGCGCACTGCATTTGTAAGCTACTAATTTGCAGCCTTCGTAGAATTTAATAAGGTCTTTACCTTTGTCGTTTAATTGCATCTTATTTTATTTGTGAGTATAGAAATAAAGTTAGCATAGCAAACAATACTGAGTTAAGCCTATGAAGTTTTAGTTCAAAGTTCATATCCTTTTCGTACTGCTCGTAGATTGCTATATTTTTATAGTACCTATTACGATAGTCGTTTAACGTATCAATCGCAATTTTATTGCGTTGGGTAAGGGTATCTTTAAGGGTAAGTAAGTCGATGCGAAGGCTATCCCTTGTCTTGATGTTAGCTTTGATTAAGCTATCTATTCTGGTGTTTTGGTAGCTTACTAAATTAGTTAGGCTATCAAATGAGTTGTTAATCTTCTCGCCTTCTGACCGGCTAATAACAATCTTGTCCTCGCCACCTATCTTCTTAACGTATTGGGCGAAGCTGAAACTTGGTGCTATTAGTATCGACAGAATTAGCAGAATCCAATTTAGCCTTAACTTCATTTAGTTCTGTTTTTAATTCTTTTACTTCTTGCTTTAAGGTAACTATTGTTTTTACTGTTTTAGTTATTACCTTCTTATTATCTTGAGCTGCCACCCCTTGCACCGCTTCACTTTGCACTTGGCTTTCTTTTACTTTGTCTTGCAACTCTTTGATTTGATTATCGGGTTTAGTTCCGCAACCTATCAAAGCTATTAATAATAAATAGCGCATTACTTAAACTTTTTAAGAGCCTTAAGGTCTACTGCCATTTCCAAACGAGCCGTACTCGCTGCGTTGCTTGAGTCACTTTTACGCACCATTTCATACAGGATGCCTATCTTTTCGTCTTGCTTTTCGTTACGCTTTGCATTGTCAATATACAAGTAACTAATACCGCAGATGCATAAAAACAACATACCCACGACAGGGTTTTTGCTAAACTCTTTGAATGAAATCGGTAACGGGTTAGCTGATACGTTTACGCTTTTTGCTGCTTTTGCCATATTATTTCTTTTTCCAAAAGAATAAGATTAGCGTAATTATCAATATAAGCGCAATTAGAGCCTTATAAAATTCGCTGAAGGACTTATCCTTAGTTTTAATTATCTTTGAAATTTGGGTACTTTCTGTGCGATTTAGAGCCATTGAGTCCGTCTTGGTCTGCTTACTATCTGTCTGCTTCTCTTTTGTGCCTCTTGTATACGTTTCTGTGTACTTAGGGATTGTAATCATACTATCCTTAGTTACCCATAAAGTATCGTAGTAAGTAATGGTCTTGGTAAAATACTCTTCCTTTTCTACTATTTTAGTTACGCTATCTAAAACGATAACACGCACACTATCAAAAGTTTTGACTACTGTGCTATCTAAACGTTCCGATGCCTTTTTAACTGAAGCACAAGATGTAAGTAGTAAAGCTAAAAGTATTAATCTCATTTAAGTTTCTTAGTCATTTTCCAATAATAACGGATAGCCATTGTACCTGAAACAATAGCCACCAAACTTGCAATCAATGTGAATAGTGGTTGAATACTTGTAATGCTAATTGTTGCACTTACTACTGATACGATTGTTGATTGGTCTGCTTGGTGGTTATTTTCCATTAAAGTTCTTCTTCTTCTTGTTTGTTAAATTCAATCCCGGTAGTCCAATCTTCTAAGAAAGTAAAGTCATTTAAGCCAGATTGATTAACTACGTTAATTATTTGAAATTCAATTTCTTTATCATTTAGCGCATCAATATCTTTAGTTAGCTTTTTAATGCCTTCCTTTGTGAATCGATAATTACCCTTGTCATCAAGTAGTAAGCAATCGTTACTATCCGTTTGCGCATTGTCTAATCTTAGGATTTCTACTTCTGTGTTATATGCCTCGTGTAAAGGCTTAACCTTGTTGTAGATTTGTACTAATTTTTTTTGTGTCTTTGTTTCAGAACCGCCAATAACTTGGTTAAGGCTGCTCACTAATTGTAGTAGTTGTTTGTTTTTCATTTGTGTTTTTTATTTGTAAAGATAATTGTGGATTGCTAAATGGCAAAGGTAAATTTACGATTGGCGGGTTTTTAAGGTTCTCAATTTGTGTAGCTAAGTTTTCATTCATAGCTTCTACGTTGTTACCTGCAACTAACCACTCGCATACTTGCTCATAAGTTAAATCTTCATAAGCGGTAAAGTCCGTGTCCGAAGGTGTAGCACAACTCATTGCCCCGTACACTTCTGCGGTGTATTCTCCGTCTTTGCCTTCATATCTCCAATGTACTGTTTTTACTACATCGGTTAAACCATCTTCGCTTGATGCGGTGTCCATTTGGCTAATAAGCCATTTTGTTTCTAATGCCATTTTATTTTATTTTATTATAAACAACTTGATTGTATTGCATTTGCAATTATAATCCAATTAGAACCATTTGATTGTATCATTGCTGATGTATATTCGCAATAATTTTTTAAGTAATAAAGTGTTTCGCCATTAATTGTTTGCGAACCATTACCATCTATTAAAACTCCTCTTGCTGAACCACCTGTATTATATTGGTAAATAACATAAATACGACCTGTACAAGTTGTAGCATCTGGAAGCGTTGCCGTTCTATCGCCACCTGTACAATCAAAACCTACTGTATAATCACCTCCGTTTAAAGTATAGTTAGCTGACTTTGTAACGTGGCTTTTAGCAACTGAACCTGTAACGTGTAAATTTGAGTTTGGATTAGTATTATTTATACCAACTAATCCCCCACTTGTTATTGTCATACGGGGGCTACCACCTGTTACAAAAGCAAGTGGCTGATAAGAACCTGTACTATGAAAAGTTGCATCTATTGTATTAACACTACCATCATTATAGAATAATAAACCATTCAATCCATTAGTAACATACAATCCGTCAAAAGTTGAACTTTGTGCAATTTGTACTTTACCTTTTGATATTGTTGTAGTACCTATACCTACGTTACCCACCGAAGTTATGCGCATTCTCTCGGTGTTGTTCGTACCAAAAGCTATTGCTCTTGCACCTCTACCATTAATTCCAAAAGTATCGTTACCACCACTTCCAAATATTTGTTGAGTAGTTCCAATATCCGCAATAACAGCTCCACTTGTTTGCCAAGTTAAATAACCACCATTTGCATTGCTTGAGTTGATGTTTCCAACTAAACCATTTGAAGTAGATAAATATAACTCTGTTGCCGTAACACTACTTGAGAATGTAGCTGCTCCTGAGTTAGAAATAGTTAGTTTTGTAGAAAATCCACCGCTTGGTGTTTGTACTAAAAAGTCGCCATTATTAGCTCCAATAAATGCAGAGTTTCCAGAGTTGTCTAAAAATTGCATAAACACTCCATTACTACCAGTCCTTTGAACTAATAAATTTGTAGAAGATGATGCAACAAACCTACCCGTACCTGTTACATCAAGTTTATGTGTATCATTAGTATTTCCCAAAGATAAATTACCTGAAGCGTTTAACGTCATTGCTTGGGTAAAGGATATAGCGTTACCTGCC